TCTATCACACATAGACGCGGATATAATGAACAACCTCGCAGGTATATCACATCGTATAGGGTACGAGTTTGAACAAGTACTTATTAAAGTGGCATTTAATCAAAGGGTTGATTTTACACCTAAATACATTTAAAAGAAACGCACACTTTTAAATTATAATGACCGACCAGCCTATTATTCGACGTTCGTCGAGGGTTTCAAAGGCACCCGATCGTATGAAACCTACTGAACATGTATGTATAGATGATTTTGGTGAGAGCGATCATGACACTGATTACGACGTATCAGATGAAGATTTATGTGAATCTGAAACGGATGAAGAGTGTGATGACGATAGTGAGGAAGATGAGGACGGGAACTTGAAAAATTTCGTCGTGGATGACGATGATACGTCAGGTGATGAATGTGAAGCTTAAAAGAGAAGTGTATTAGTATACATATATGGAAACTGAATTAGGAAATCCAATTGAATACAATCCACAAGTTATCAATAAAGAACCTGACGATAGTGAGCCTTTAATTAATCATATACCTCAACATAATCATGAAGAACAGTATTATTACCACCCCCCTCCTGTACAATATGTACAACACCCGTCCCACATGCCACCGGCAGGTAAGGCGTCTGATTTCCTAGCTTCACTCGACAAGTCTGCTTATATTGTTATTTTTGCCGCGTTTATATTAGGTTTCTTTATGGGAAAAACTATGCAACCAGTTATCCTTCGCCACGGGTGACATCCCCCCTACTTCAATGATAGGGTGTGTAGAATCGTATAACGCATCTTTACCTCGACTAGTGATCGTAGTGTGGGTTTCAACACCCCCCTCTACAATTATTTTAGACGCTAACTTTTCTTCGTCGTATGTATCAATTATATTCGTGACTGATAAATTGTGACTAGGTTTTTTATATGTGGATATGTATCCGATGTCCATGTTATTAAAAGTGGATATTTTAATAATATGAAAAGTGTTATAATTTATTTTTCTATATATGCTCCCTCATCCGATTTCAGTTTTGAATTATTTTTTTTATAGTGTGAACTATTTTATTTATTTTCCGAGACACCAAGGAGTATGTCATATTAAAAAAGTTTTTTCTATACAGATTTAGATTCCACTTCTTCGCCAGTGTCTACACTTTCTGTAATTTCTGCATTGGTTTCCGACTCTTCAGGTTCTTCGTCAATCGTAGAAGGAGACATCGCCTTCATGGCGAGGTCCCGTGCTTTTTGTCGTTCCTTAACTTCAGCTGCGACGATCAAATCAGCTTCCTTTACCAACTCTTCCATGGACGCGTCGGGTTTTTCGCGCTTCAGGCGCTCGATAACTTCACCTGGGTGACTAAGAGGAGCTTCATCGACCTTATTGTAATATTGGGAATTCACATCACCGGGTTTGTGAAAGTTTTCCGTACCATCGGTATTCTTAATACCCATCATATCAGTTTTACGCTCATTGAACATCTGCGCAGCCATTGCCTGGTTCTCCCTGTATCCGGTCATGAGTTCTTCGAGTTTGGCGTTCGTGTAATGCGCATCTTCAATCTTAGACGGGTCGGGAGGGATGAGAAGCCATTTATACATGTCAACGACGTAGATATCAAACGTAGGATCTTCTTTTTGGAGACGCTTAGCATGATTGGCAGCTTCGTCGCGCGTGGAAAAAGCTCCTCTAATCTTAACCCCGAATTGGTCATTCTTTTGAGGTGCTTCTGGGCCAACGACAGACATACACGCGAACAATTGCCCGGGAACGGTGGTATAATCTTGCTCTAGAGACATTGTATACTACGTACATTCGTAAACTTTAAGCCATGTAACTTAAGTTGGTATTATAATTAAAGTTTTATAAGCTACTAATATCATGGAAGATTTGAGACGGTTACATAACGATGAGAAGCGCGCGCTCATTGAGAGTGTGTGTCAAAAGGGGGATAGTATCCTAGATGTAGGGTGCGGGTTCGGTGGTGATCTTCAAAAATGGCGTAATGTGGGTGTAAATATTAACATGTGCGAACCTAATTCAGAGGCATTAGCAGAGGCACAGGGACGTGCGAAAACCATGAAAATACGTGTCAATTTTTATCACGGAGATATACACGCGTGTCCGAATAGAAAATACGACGTCATATGCTATAATTTTGCGCTTCACTATATTTTTCAAACGCGAGATCTTTTCATGTCCACTATGAGAGAAATAAAAAAACGCATGAGACCTGGTGGTGTGTTTATAGGTATCATCCCCGATTCAGAACGGATCATATTTAAAACACCTCTACAGGATTCACATGGCAACTTTTTTAAACTAAAGAATACGAGTAATGGTGATTTTGGCGAAAAATTATTTGTACATTTAACCGATACACCGTATTACGCCGATGGCCCTAAATCCGAACCCCTCGCACATAAGGATATACTCATCACACACATGGAGAATAATGGATTTTATATGAAAAAATGGAAATCCCTCAAGGGTAATCAAATATCTGAATTATACAGTAAATTTATATTTGTATATAGAAATGATAGCGCTGATTGTATTATTAATGAGTAGTACTGCGATATTTTTAAATTTCCGGGATGATCCGACGTTAGTAGAAGTCAAGGAAAAATATAAAATATTCAGGGAACATTTGATAACAAACGATGATGAAAAATTTAGAATGTTACACAAGGAAGTGCCATTAATAGCACACAGGGGATCATTTTTAACCGGTATAGGATATAATTCGAATAAAGGTGCCGAAATAGGTATTTGCATTGATGGTACGGTGAATCAAGTCTTCCATGTACTCCTTCATGAACTCACACATTGTACCGTCACAGAGTATTCACATAGTACTGACTTTTGGGACAATTACACGAATTTGAAAAATCAAGCGATCGGTATAGGTATATACAAAAACATAGACGAAGTTACCCCTTTCTGTGGTAAACAGATAGTAGATAAATAATATTTGTTATATATATATGACAGAATTCAATCTCAAACAACCCGGTATGTCCAGGATAGCTGGTGGTCTTTTTATGTGGTTTATCATCATCGCGGGGACTTTCATCACACGTTTTCCGATGCATTATTCGGTAAACATGACCATTTTGACTGCTATAATTCCATTCATGATTTGGTATTTGGCGAATACGAGTTTACTCATAAGTTTGACGGGGGTTAGTGTTGTGATGACACTAGTAATTGCTATATTGTCGTTGGTCACTCTAACTGAAGGCATTAAATGGCAAAAGTTAAAACAAGGTTATGAAAAACTCGGTAGGGCGGGCGCGGAAGACGCGTGGTTACCTACACTAGCAACGATGATCGCGTTAATTTTTGGATTAGGAGTAACCCACCTCTTAACGAGGGGTCGTGTACTTGATATGTATTAAAAATATTTACGAGCGATATAGAAAACAATGGCAGCGACGGCACCCGTGGACCCCAGACCGATAAGACTCCTGTTTCCCTGAGCATTTAAAAACTTAGGCACGGAACTCGCGAGTTTTTCTTGAATCGGTTTGCTGACAGCAACACCGGTTGCCAAAACGACGATGAGAGCTTCGAGCTGGTCATCCGTAAGATCGAACGGGTTCTTGTTTTTCTTTTCCGATTGAGCTTTCTCGTTTGAGGCAGCCATCTGTGCGGGCTGAGGCGCCATCATCACCTGCTGATGCGCCATCTGAATAGCCCTCGGGTCATTGCCCATGAGAGATGATTCGAACGGCTGCTCTTGTGTATTCATCATTACATCGGAAATCGGCGTAGAATCCATATTATCTTTATATTCACTCACATTTTTTTCGGGGTCTTCCGACACGAATGCCGTGGAGCGTGAACCCGCGTCGATTGGAACCATTCCATCACTGTCTTCTGATAAGTTCATAGTATATAAACTATTCTCCATCTGAAGATATACAAGTTTTTTTACATCTATAAATTTCGCATATTTTACATACACAAACTACATGTATCTAAAATATGTTCCAAACGGGGCTCGAACCCGTGACCTTGGCGTTATAAGCACCACGCTCTAACCAACTGAGCTATAAGAACGGTGCAGTCTGACTATTGATTAGTCATCATGTATAACGGTGTGGCTACGCCACATTCAATATATGACATATATCTTTAAGTGTATAAAGAAGATGGTATATGTGTATGTATATGATACAAGAGTACGTAAAAGAAATATACGATACACTGGGACCTGGTTTCAGTGAGCGTGTATATCATAACGCGATCGAAGTTATTCTAAGGGAAAATGGTATAGCGTATGAATCTGAACGTATAATCCCAATTGTATTCCGAGGTCACACTATAGGTAATCTCCGAGCCGATATAATCATAAATAGAACAACAGTCGTTGAGCTTAAAACTGTCAAAAATATAACTGATGTCATGATCTCACAGGCACAGAATTACCTAAAACTTTTGAACCTAGATGAGGCGTATCTGGTCAACTTTCCACCGTCACAGGGTTCGGAAACGGAAGTCATTCGCGTTCTCGCATCTTAGATTGTGGGTATAAATTCCCAATGTAGGTCTTTGCATATATTTTTCCATATAACATCCTGTTGATGTAGTTTCTCTTTTGATTTTAATAATGGAAAATGTTTTAGATATGAATCTTCGCTCAATAATTCACAAAATTTATATAAAACATACGAATAACTCAAAAAGTTTTTGCGTTCTATTGGACAATTATCATCGAATGGTTTTTGAATATCTTTGAACATCATTCGTAATTGTTCTTCGAGTTGAACTGGCATTTTAGGTGGTGTTGATCCACTCAATATATTCGTAATGTATGGTACATGCTCGTAATACTTGTTAAGTTT